AGATCATCTACAGCACCTGTATCGAAATAACTTTTAAGTTCTTCTTTAACAGTTGAGTAAACAGGGTCTGGTGTTACAAAATTGTATTTATAGTAATATGACATAGTTCATTATTTTTTCCATTCTCTATAGATATGTTGGTACTTGTCGCTGGTTTTTAAGTAGTGTGATAATAGTCTTGAGGTTAATCTAGAAGGTTTGAAATACCAAAGATCAGAATTCTTAAAGCGTGCTGAGGGTTTAAACCACATCCAACCAAAAAAGAAACCTTCTGTATGATAATTAAAGTTATATATAACTTTTCCTTTCTCTTTAGTCTTTTGCCAGTCGATAGCAAGGTTAACGAATTCTTTTCCATCAGCTTGTTTTATCTTTCTTCTTTTCTTCTTATTGATTGAAAATTCTCCAAACCCATAAGGAAGTCTAGCTTTATCACCTGTTTCTAAAATGTATTCTTTAAAGAATTCATTATAAGTGTAAATGATATTTCTCCATTCATCGTATGTAAGAGTTATAGCTGGGTGTTTTTTACAAAACAAGTTGTAGTTATCTTTACTAGAAGATCTCCAATCTACAGCTACTCTTGCCATATGTTAGTTGGTTGGTTTTGAGTTTGGTGCTTGACCATCTATTCCTTCTTGACTAGTGTCAGTTTTAATATTGAAATAAGTAGATAGGAGTTTTTGTGATGTAAGTTGTAGCACTTGTTGTTCTAAATATCCAGGGAGTGCAAACTCTTTGTCCAAAGGATTCTTGCAAATTTCTTCAGTAGTGTATTCTGGAGTTCCACATCCACATTCTGGATACATTATATCATTATGTACATCTTCTTCAAAGAAAGCTACAAATCTAATTGCTCTAATCATAGGATTATTTACATATAGATATCCATTAGTAATCCAGAAGTATTCTTCATTCTTGATTACAGGGAGCTTTAATAGATTAATGTATCTATTGATTGTTATTTCTTTTAACTTCTTTCCTTGGCCACTCATAGCATTAATAGAATAAACTCCTTGTATAACATACTGATAGTTTCCTTCAGATATACGTGGGAGTTTAAATTTAGTTCTAGCTATAGAACAAGGATCAACATAATCACAACATTCAGAAATTGGTACTTCACACATTTCCAAACAAGGAATAGTAGTGAATAATGTATCAGTTGCCCAAAGCTTTCTAAGATTTGTTTCCCTCTTGATTAATAATAAAGAGTTGTTTCTTATCTCAGAAGCAATTGCTCTATCTGTGATAAGACTATCTGTAGAAAGTATCTTGTGGACACTTCTAACATCACTGACTAATTTTCTTAATGTTGCCATAATTATATTCGAGTTTCAAACTCTGCTATTTTACCTAGCTTACTATCATAAACTAGAGCAAGAGCTGCACGTACTGAATGTACGTAATTATTATCTAAGTGCCATCTATCTGTTCCAGATAAGCTAGGCATTTGTTGTATTCTCACTCCTTTGACTTCTTTAGCCATATAGTGATGTTTATCTCCTGTATGTATCTCTCTGTATTTAGCATTACCAAAGAAATGACTATAATCAGGGTGAGTTGCAAATAATAAAGGAAGATCATCTAATTTACAATTTCCATGATGCCATCCAATAAATGTATTACCAAGCACCTTTGCTTTCACTACACTATGTTCTCTTATAAACTCTACATCATTCTCATCTTTAAAATAGATATCTAATGCATGTGCTAAGTAGAAAGATTTAGTTCTATCATGGTTACCTTGTACAAGAACAACAGTAACATCATTAGCATTCTGTCTTAACATATTAATAGTATCTACAAGAACAGCAAATCCTAATTCATACTCAGAATGGTAATCCATTATAGTATCTTGTGGTGTACCTTGTGTAGTTTGATTTTGATAGTTATCAGTGTGGAAGAAATCATTTGATATAGGAAGCACTACAGTGTTTATATTGTAATTAGCTCTCACCTTTAGTATCAAAGACTGAGCCACATTAAAATATCTTAAAGCTCTGTCACCAGGACTATTATCACCATCTACACATCTTTTAGCTAAATGAAAATCAGCTATAGATATTTCCACATCTACATGATCTTTAATAAAGATATGTTCTGGTTTAATGGTGGTTATATTATTTGGTTTGTAGTTTTCTAAAAACTTAGCAAAGTCTTCAGGAGAATAGTCTTTTGCTTCTTTCTTTTTTGAAAAGATGGAGGAAGTAAACTTTCCACTTGGTAACATCTTAGACCAGTAGTTTGTTATAACATACTTATCTAGATTTATTTTATGTAATGCAGCTAACTCAATATCATCTTTAGGTTCATAGTCTAATACTATTGTACTTTCTATTGTACCCTTTTCAATGTTCACCTTGCGAACTGTATCTATATATGATTTTAATATAACACTTGGTTCTTCTTCTGCATCCTTCTCTCTGAGTTCTCTCATGAGCTCATTCACTTCGTATTCACTTATTCCTAACTTCTCTGCATAGAATTTTTTACTTTTCTTTTGCGTTAATAATTCTTCTAATCGATGTAATAAGCTTTGATTTTCAGACATATGTAGTACAGTTTAATTAAAAAATATTGTAAAGATAAAAAATAGTTTTGATATATTCCAAATAATTTTAGTTAGAGGTGTAACTATTTATAATTAAATTAGTTATAAAACAAAAACTCCCCAAGAAAAGTCTTGAGGAGAAACCTTGTAAAACCAACAAAACAAGGTTTTTTTTATGGGATACATGGAGTGAATAACGGTAGTGTTATTCCATTTCCATTATCTGATGTAATACCTGTCATACAAATAGTTTGCATAGTCCCACCATTAGGAACACTTACTGTTTGCGGAGTACTAGAACAATCTAAATATCCAACTGTATGATATGTACCTGGATTAAATATCGGAGGATAAACTTCTACATTTTGACATCCACTAAAAATAGTAGTTGTAGTGGTAGTAGTTACTGAAGATAAAGGAATATCAACATAGTTTACACATTGACCAGTTGATTTAACTCTAATTGTATTTGTATAATCAGGAACTAATGCAGATGGATAACCTGCTAGTAGAGCAGCTTTAGATACTCCTGATTCAAATGCTGATGTATATCCATCAAGATCTGAATAAAGATCAAATGGACCTGAGTCAGTCCCAGCGATTGTTAATGTTATTACTACTGTCATTGGTTTGAATTTTTATATAGTTGTTGTTGTTGTTGTGGTTGTACTAGTAGATGTACTGGTGCTTGTTGATGTTGATGTACTTGTTGATGTACTAGTAGATGTTGATGTTGATGTTGATGTACTAGTGCTTGTAGAAGTAGATGTACTAGTTGATGTAGAAGTGCTTGTAGAAGTACTAGAACTTGTAGTGGTGGTTGTTGGACAACACACATTGAGTCTAGTAATTATATCATCTACATCTTCTGTTAATATCATTACATCTTCTGTAAGAGTTGATATTGAATCTGTAAGTATAGATACATCTTCTTGAATTGTACAGATTATAGTATTGAATTTATCAAGCACTGTATTTAATCCATCACAAACAGCCACACCTGAGCAAGGAAGAGGAGTGCTACTATAAGTAATAGCACTCGTTCCTATTATTGTTGTATTATTTATTTGAGGGCAATCTGCCATAATATTAAATTTTATTTAGCAAGTTGGAAAACTAACTATTGTACTATTAATTATTTCTACAACTGTATAAGTTCCACTATAATCAATTACATAATATCCATCAGCTATTAATCCTACAGAACATCCTGTGTTAGATCCATATGCTTTATCTCCTACTCCTGGTACTTCAACATCCCAATATACAAGATTACCAGATGTTATAGAACAACTAAAGTCTTGTAAACAAGCTGCAGCATTACATGCATTGCTTAATAGAAATAATATATAAGGAATTGTATCAGTTCCTGATACTGTTTGAATAGGAAAAGGATGTGTTGATGCTGGATTACATGTTGTAGTGGTAGTGGTTGTAACTGGACAACAAACATCTAATGTAGCATATATATTAACTACATCAACAGCAAGACCTAATACTTGTGTATTAATATTACCTACTTGCGTAGTTAATATATTTATTTGTGAAAGTAGATTACATATGATCTCATCAATCTTTTGTAACACTACATTTAATGTATCGCACGGTTCTGCTGTTGTGCATGTTAATGCAGGACCATTATAAACAATAGTACTAGAGGCAGTTAAAACTGTTGAGCAAGGATTGTTAGTTACACAACCAGTGTTAACAATTGTAGAACTACATCCACAAACATCATTTATAACTACGTCTGTACAGCAAGGGCTTACTGGTAAATATGGATATGCCATTTTTATTTATTTATTTAAGGAATGTACATTATGTAATAACAACCAAGTCCAACCTGAACATTTGAATGAGCTCCACTACCACCTTGTGCAGCATTAGATACTGTCACTGTGATACCTGTTGTATTAGAATTAATTGCTCCTGTAGCAGAAACATCTGTAACTACACCATCTTCAATTGCTGCAGGCCCACTAGTAGTTACATCATTTGTATATTTATATGTATGTGTATGTCCTGGATCTATTAATGTTACTGTAGCAGCATGCGTGTGATTAGGAATTTGACCTATTAGAAGAGAAGTTGAATTAACTGTACTTCCTATACTATTTAATGTATATGTTGGATTAAATGGAGAAGATCCTGGATTAGTTTGAACAGGCATTGCTAATCCTAACATACTACCATCAGTAGTACCTACACCTACAACACCTCTTTTATCTGGTGTACCATTTCTGCCATTACATAAATATATCTTTTCCCAATTACCTGAAACAAGACCAGCACCTGTAGCATCAAAGTTTCCTGTTAAAGAACCATAATACTCAACTACTGTGTAAGGAATCATTTTATTATAATACTTTGTACTTGTTCCAATACTAGCTAA